TAGACAATTCTTTATTTATTTTTGATATTGCAATGCTTTGTTCTTTGAAAAGTTGGTGCTGATTAATCTGATTATGTTGATTTTTTGTTTCAACTAAAATTTTTTCTGCAATTGTTTCTTGCAAATTGTTATTGTCCATTAAGGTTTTATAAAGATCTAATTCTTTTCGTAACTCAGTTTTTGGAGCAAACGCTTCTTTCATAATTTCAATGGCAGTGTTTCTTTTATCGTTATTTTTTGCTACTGATTGTTTTACAATCTCACGGACTAATGCCTCATAGATAAAAGCAGTATTTCTTTTTTTATTATGTTTTGCCATTTAATCTTGCTCCAAATCCTTAAAGATTTCTTTTATTTCATCTCTAACTTCGAAGATTTGTTTTTCCTCGTCTTCATAATTAGTTGTTCTATTCTCAAAAATTCCTTTTCCAGTAGTCTTGAAAGAATCCAAGCCCAACATGACAGCGGCGTTCTTTGATAAGTTCATTCTTACTTGGCGATCTGGCATTCTTGATATTTCGTGCGAATGGCTGGCGCGATATGATCTTTTTCTAGCGCCACCATCTCTTTTATCAACCTTAACAGGTGAATAAACTTTACCTTTTGATTTTGTGGTTGTAGTTTCACCTGTTTTTTTGTTTACTATTTTATAATTTGTATCATCACGTTTTCCAAGAGGCTCATCTGCCGGTGGCTCGGCTCCCGGTTCAGCAAGTAAAGTAGCATCCTCACCGGTGGGTTCTGCTGCGGGTTCTTCTGCTGCTGGTGTTTCTTCGCCACCAAGATCGCCACCTAAGTCACCACCTAAGTCACCACCTAAGTCACCACCTAAGTCACCACCGCCAATATCTCCAAGAGCGCCCCCGCCGGTTGGTGTAGCGGCTGCACTTTCCTCTGCGACTTGTTCAAGAGCGGTTGCGATTTGTCTATCATAGAAAATCTCTCTTTGATTTCTTAAGAACTCATCTTCAGACACATCAAAGATGTTTTCAGCAATCCATCGTTTTGAGAAATAACCCTCGGTTGCCTGTGAAGCTACACTAAACTTCGTATTCCAAGTTTCAAGCTCTTGTAGCTCAGAAATTTTAGAAGGATTGTTAAGTTTTAACTTAAAGTTGATTAGATCATCGCCGCGATACCCAAGAACATATAAGTGAATAGTCGCTATTTTTTCCATCTCTGAAATAAGTGACCGTTGTAATCTTTGTACCGTTCTTGCAAAACGAATATCCTTTTGTGCTAAAGCGCCCTTTTCTTCTTCACCTCCATCACCTCTAACAAGATAAGATTGTGGTATTTTAAGCGCAGAAAACATTTTGTCTCGTAGGTATTTTACATCGTCAATATCACCTGTAAACTGACCACCTGGAAGTGATTGAATTTCTGTTTTAACTCCACCACGAACAGGAATAAAATAATCCTCCTCAACAGACATTGGATTGTAACGAAGATCTACCCTTCCTGTTTCTGGATCAACAACTTGATTTCTTTTCATAGAAGTAATAAAGCGTTGCATAAAATTTTCTACATCTTGTGCTGGAATGTTACCAACATCGACATAAAATATTTTTCGTTCCGGTGAGCGTACAATGCGGTATGCCATCATTGCATCTTCTAAAAGGGTCAGCTGCCTCCAGATTCTACGAGCAGGATCAAGAATTGATGTGCCGTATGGTGCAAATTTATCATTGCCTAAAACACGGAAGTGAGCTACTTGCCAGTTTTCGAAGGTTACGCCGGCGCTATTCCACTGAAACTGAACGTAGTTTGGATTTTGTTTATCTTCACCTTCAAGTCTTTCTACTTCTCGTGAAGGAAGACCAATAACATTTTTTACGCCAAGGTGAGAATCAATATCCATGTAAAGGTAAAAATCGCCATACTTGCACATTGTTCTTGCCCAACCAAAAAGATTGAACTCAATGTTGAGAACTTTATAATAAAGTGTTTCTAAAATTTGTTTTATTTCTTCGTCTTGACACTGAATTTTTAACATACGATTATAAACATTAAACGTTGTCATTTCATCTGCAAAAATATCAAGTGCAGAGGCTAACTCTGGTGTGTACTCCATTTGCTCAAAATCTGAATATCTTGTTAGTCGACTTTGAGTGCTCATATTGTAATTTGAAAAATTATCTAAAGGATTATATCCTGTACGTTCAAACTTTTGACCTGCGACATCTTTAAAGGTTTGAGCATACTTATCTAATCTTCTACGCCGAAGCTGTCTTGTGTTTTGTGTCCTGTAGTTGATAATAGGACCAGAAAACAAACGAGTTAATCTTTTGAATAGTGGTGAATCGGTGTTTTTGGTGTTTTCGTTTCCTGCCATTTTTTATCCCTTAAATATCCAAGAAAATTCTTTTCTTATTTTTTGTTCTTCTTCAAATCTTTCTTTCAAAGAAGCTTTATATTGACCGGGGGCTCTTGTGTCCAAGTTCGTTCTGGTGGTTGATATGCTGTTTAGAAAAGCTTTTTTATATTCAACGTCTCGTTGATTTTCTATAATAGCCGTGTCCCTAACCCAACAACCTATTGCTGCAGCCATTACTAAATCATCGTTATAGCCGCGCTGTGCCTCCGGTCTTCCATTTTTCCAAATAAACGTGTCTAACTCGTTTGCTAAACGTTTAGAATAAATAGTCAAAACTTTGTTTCTTATGAACTCTTCAAACTTCGCAATGATTAAAGGTCTTGTTTTGAGAGACGTAGTGAAGCCAGGGACAACAGATGAATCGCCCAAAGCAGCGTGTTGTTCCACATACTGATGAGTGCTCTTTTTACTGTGATATACATTTTTATATCCTTTTTCTAAAAGTTTTTCTAAAACACTGAAGCCAACGTTGTTGTTTTCCACAACAAGCATTGCTTCTTTATATTCTAACCCAGTTGTGTAAAGTATTTCAGAAAAAAGGTCTGAAGTTGGTTTGCCTTTATACTCGGCAACTATCTCCATTGTTTGTAATTTAAACACATGAAACGTACTTGAGTCTGCGCCATCTCCCCTTGCGACGTCTGCAACTAATAAATAACTATGACCTTCTTGAGCCTCTTCCCAAATCCAAGTATTTCTATCAAAACCAACTTTATATTTTGGCTCTGATATTCCCTCTTTTATTCTTAAAATATCATCTCCATGTATAACAGTATCGCCTGAAGTATTAAAGTTGCACTCATACTCTTGCGCTATTTGACGACGAGACATATTTTTAGTCTCTGTCTTAAACCACTCATCATCTCTATCAGGATGTACCGCCCATGGAAGGTTTACCGGAAGGAACTCATTTTCATTACTCTCAGCGCCAACATATGTTTCGTGAAACCAATCACCTACACCATTTGGAGTTGATATTGCTATACAACGACCACCTGTAGAAATTGTAGGATAAAGACCGGTCCAAAGCTCATCGAGCCCGTCGATGTGTGCAGCTTCATCAATAACTAGCAAAGATAACGCTTCTGAACGACCGGCATCTCCTGATGTTGATGACGCCTTGACTTGACTGCCGTTTGTAAGCTCGATGCTGTTTTTATTATCTACACTAAAATTTGCTATCTTTAACCAAGGAGGCAAGTTTTTTAAAATAGTTTTTACTTTTTTTACTAAGTTAGCTGCAGTTGCTAATTTTGTTGCAACGATAAGAACATTTTTGTCTCGGTGAAAAAGAACCAACCAAGCAACATAAGCAGCAGTAATAGTAGAGATACCTAACTGTCTTGCTTTAAGAACAACAATAAAGCGATGTAGCGCTAGACTTTCTACTAAATCGCCTTGAAAATCATAAGTTTTAAATGGAATAAGACCTTTTCCTGGGTGTGGTATTTTACAGTAGGTATTAATAAAATAAACGGGTTTTTTGCCCGATTTGACAATCTCTTTTACTATTTTTTCTTTTGTAAGTTTGTAAGCCATTAATCATTTTTTGGTCTAGTATCATTTTCGGGTCTCTTATCAGAAGATTGCTCAAGAAATTTTCGAAAATTATCCTCTAGAGTGTCTTCTGAGGGCTCTCCAGTCGGTATAACATCTTTCATGTTTCCGACCGTATACACCTTAGAAGCCTGCACCCAAGTTCTGATTTTCGACATATTTTGAAGCATCATGTTGGCGGGACCGTCTTCAGTAAGGCTTAGTGTGTCTCCAGAAAGATTTTTGTATTCTTTCTTTAAAAACTTTGCAATATCAGCAAACGTTTGTTCTAACTCTTCGTCTAATTTAGTGTTGTGAAAAGAAGACATTGGCATCTCTGATTGATAAGAAACAATAAGCTTTGGTCCGCTCATGCGAACTTTAAACCCATCCATCACTCTAGAGTCATTCAAAGCACAACCTTTTTCACGCTTGAGACCAATGGGATCATCTTTACCGTCTGTTCTATATCGAGCGTCATGTGATCCATCATAGGCATTTGCCGCCGCTTGATTGATTCCTTTAACAATATCGTAAACTGTAGCCATTAATTTTGCTCCTTATCAGGTCGCCAGCCTTCTAACCATCTTTCTTCTTTATGTTCAACCCATTGAATATAACATTTTTCGCAACAATCAAATTTGTTCATATAGAGATCGTCTCTACCAGAGAAAGAATAGGTTTCGCAAACTGGGCAAACTCTTTTTATTTCTTTATTAATTAGGTTTCTAGTGATGAAAAAGCCGTCTTGATTTATTTTGTCTTTACCTTCTGTATATTCTGCAGAATAAAATTCTTTCAAATCTTCTAAATATTTTTTTTCTTTGTCGTCATCCCAACCTGATTTTGGATTGATAATTGTTTCTTTTCCAAACTTTTTGGACATTGCTTTTTCTATTTTTGCAATTTGATTTAAATCTTTTTTCATTTGTAACCTTGTAGAAATAAACATTATTGTAACATCATAATAAGTAGTTTTTAATAAAAAAGGGAAGACCCGAAAGTCTTCCCCCAGAGAACTTATACTAAAAGTAAAAGATTACTTGTTCTCTAACTGCTTCTTAAGTGAAGCGATCTGTGCGGACTGCTCTTGGATAGCAGAAACAAGGATAGCGGAGAGACGACCGTAATCGACACCGTAGAGTCCTTCTTCCGAACCGTGAACAGCTTGTGGTACAACTTGCTTAAGCTCTTGCGCCATGAAACCGAAGTCTCTGGAGCCGTCCTTCTTCCAAGTGAAGTTAACAGCCTTAAGGTTGTTAACAGTCTCAAGACCGTTCTCAATAGCAGAAACATCAGTCTTAAGTCTTTCATCGGAGTAAGTTACGAAAGCGGCAGCACGAACTTTATTCTTGTTGTTTGAACCGTCAGCAACGTCAACTGCAAACTCAGAGGTAGCGTCACCACCTATGGTTACGTGTGCAGCACCAGATGAATCGGTAAACTTAAGAGTGTGATCAGCTGCGGTGTACTTCATTAACTCGTTGGCTGCAGCACCGTGGAAAGATACATCTTTACCAGATCCGTCAGCACCGAAAGCACTAGTGTCGTTGAAGTGAAGACCAGCAGAGCCACCGTCAAATCTAACTACGTTAGCAGCAGATATGAACGCGATGCTTCCATCATCGTCAGAACCGAAAACCATCGCTTGGTCATCAAGAACAATACCGCCTGCCTTGAACTCTGCTTCTTTGCTAAACTCAATACCTTCATTTCCGTTTGACGTAACAAACTTCAAGTAAGAATTTCCACCCTCGTTGATATCAAGTGCTGAAGCAAGATTATCTGTTAAGGTTAATTTGTTCAAGCCAGTGTTGCCACCGAAACGAACATCTAAACCTACAGTAGCGTCATCAACAGCGATGCTGTCACATGCAAGTGAACCAACGTTTGTGATATCACCTTCATTGAGATCTAATGAAACGAAGCTAGATGCACCAGCTTCGATACCATATGCTAGACCGCCGCCGCCAGTAAGGCTTAGGGAACCACTCATACGAATACCATTTGCAGCTGAACCAGAAATCTGGAACACATCGCTTGCAGCAACATATTGTAAGGAACCGGAAGCACCTGAACCAACCTCATCGGTAGCAAATTGTAATTCTTTATCGTCAAAAATAAGACCACCTTGTTCAAACTCGACCTCTTTCTTAGCAACAATACCTTCTTCGCCATTAGCTGTGCTAAATGACATGTAGACATTTGAACTTTCTTTGATTTCAAGAGCAGTAGAGCTATTGTCTGTTAAAGAAATATCGATATCTGTACCATCAGCAGAAATGCTGTCAAGCGCAATGTCACCAACATTTGTAATGTTACCATCGGTAACACTTAGTGAAGTAACAGTTGCTCCGGCGGCGCTGAATGTACCAACACCAGTTACGCTTTGGCTGTTTCCATCAAGTGCGGAACCAAGTTGATCAATGTGACCAACATCAGCGTGTAGAGCTGACCATTGCAGTGCTGAAGTTCCGAGAGCGCGAGCACTGTCGGTAGAAGGCACTAGATCAGAATCAAAACGACCAGTTGCAGTAATTGTATCACTTGTAGCGTCACCTAAATCAACGTTACCACCAGCAACAAGAGTTGTGAAGGTACCAGCAGCAGCAGTATTACCACCGATAACTGTATTATCAATGACACCACTATCTACATTAATATTAGTGATTGCTTGGCTGTTTGCATCTAGAGCAGCGCCAAGTTGATCAGCACGAAGGTCATCAATGTAAGCAACACCATCAAGGTAAAGATCTTTGAACTCAGCACCAGAAGCACCAAGGTCAACATCGTTGTCAGTCTCTGGACGTAGAACGCCATCGGCTAAACGAATT